GACCCGACGCTGAGTGTCGGAAACGAGATCGTGCCGCCGACGACCCGCACGTCNTTCACGTTCNAGGCGTACATCGCCGACGTGGAGATCGACGTCGCCACCAATGAGATCGTGCGCGGCACGCTGACGCTGCAGCGCTCGGGCGCCGTCACCGTGACCTGGCCGGCGTAACCGATGCTCAGCGAATCCCTGTTCGTGAGCGCGGCGCTCCATGAGCGCCAGGTGACGCTGCCGGACGGCTCGACGCACGTCCTGCACTTCAAGGAACTGCCGGCCGTCGCGTTCCGCGCCTTCCACCTCGCGGAGCAGTCCGAGGACGAAGAGGTCCAGGCCGGGAGCATGGCGAAGCTGATTGCGGCCAGCCTGTGCAACCCGGACGGCTCGGCGGCGCTTACCTACGAGAAGGCCTGCACCCTCAAGCCGGGCGCGGCAAACGCGCTGGTCAAGGAAATCCTCGCGATCAACGGGTTCGGGGCGAAGGAAAAAAACGCCTAGCCGCCCGCGGCGAGCGCTGGTTCTGGCATGTGCTGGCGCTGGCCCTGGGCGGCAAGACGGTTGCGGAGTTGCAGGCGTCCATGCCGCAGTCGGAGTTCGAGGCGTGGATCGAGTTCTACCGGCTGTTCCCGTTCGATGACTTCCACAGATTCCACCGGCCGGCGGCGCTCGTCGCAGGCGCGCTCGGTGGCGGCGACATGAAGGCCAGGCTCGAATGGCTGCAGCCTGACTCGGTAAACGACGGACTCACGGACGCGGACATGACCACGCTCAAGACGTTCGGCTTTTCAAGGAAGGGAGGTTGACATGCAGCACTACGTCTATCTCCACCGCAGGCCTGATTCCGGAGAGGTGTTCTACGTCGGCAAAGGTCAAGGCGACCGCGCGCACCGCGCCACGAGCCGCAATCGGCACTGGCGCAACGTGGTCGCAAAGGCCGGCCAGCCGCTTGTGCAGTTCGTGTGCCGGGATATGGACGAGGACTTGGCGTTTCTCGCTGAGGTGGAGGCAATCGACGCCCACCGTCGCAGAGGCGCTCCGCTCGTGAACCTGACGGACGGTGGCGAGGGTGTTTCCGGGCTGAAGCGCAGGAAACCGACGCAAGAGGAGATCGAGCGTCGCCGGGCGGCCAACACCGGGCGGAAGCGCACGCCGGAGCAGTGCGCCCGCATCGCGGCTGCAAAGCAGGGACACGGGGTGGGCAGGAAACACGCTGAGGAGACGCTGGCGAAGATGGCCGCAACCAGACGCGGCCGCTCGAATCCGATGCAGAAGCTGCGCGGCAGAGCGCGACCGGCGCACGTGCTCACTGCGCTGCAAATCGCGAACGATGCCCGATTCGCGGACCGGCGCGCGCGGCTGATCGAAGCGATCCGAAAGAACCCGTCGGCCACGCTGCGAGAACTTGCCGTTCTCGCTGGTTGCGAGCGCGAGATGGCCGGCAAATACAAGCGCCTTGTGCTGGCGGGAGAAATCTGATGGCCGCTGGTTCGATCATCATAGATTTGTTGATGCGCACTGGCGCCTTCGAGACGGACACGAAGCGCGCGGAAAGGCGCCTGCGTGAGCTGAAGAAGGAGGCTGAGAAGGTCGGCGCAGCCATTGGCGTTGCCTTCGCTGCCGTGGGCACGGCTGCCGCCTACATGGTGAAGTCGTCGATCGACGCGATGGACGAGATGTCCAAGGCGGCGCAGAAGGTCGGCACGAGCGTGGAATCGCTATCGGCGCTGAGCTATGCGGCGAACCTGGCCGGGGTGAGCCAGGAGAGTCTCAACTCAGCCATGGTGAAGCTGTCGAAGAACATGAGCGACGCCGCCATGGGCACGGGCGAGGCGGAAAAGGGCTTCGCTGCGCTCGGCCTGAGCGTGAAGAACGCGGACGGCTCGCTCAAGACCTCCGACCAGATGCTGGCCGCAGTGGCGCAGAAGTTCGCCGGCTTCAAGGACGGCGCGGAGAAGACGGCGCTCGCGGTCAACCTGTTCGGCAAGGCCGGAGCCGAGCTGATCCCGCTGCTCAATGGTGGCAGCGCCGGCCTGGAAGCGCTGCGCGAGGAAGCGAAGCGCCTGGGCATTGTGCTGGACACCGAGACGGCGAAGTCAGCCGAGGAGTTCAACGACAACCTCACGCGCATGGGCGCGGCGGTGCGCGGGGTCGCCAACCGCGCCGCCGGCGAGCTGCTGCCGGTAATGACCGAGGTGTCGCAGATGTTCGTCGATCTGGCGAAGAACGAGACCGCGGTCGAAGTCGCCACGGATCTCGTGAAGGCGGCCATCGGCGGGATGGTCAACCTGTTCCAGACGGTGGCGGTGCTCGGCTCGGATGTCGGCTTCGTGTTCCTCACGATGGGGCGCTCGATCGGAGCGGTTGCGGCTGCCGCTGCGGCCGTCACTCGCGGCGACTTCAAGGGTGTCGGCGTGATCTTCGATGAGCTGTCGAACGATTCAGCGCGCGCCCGCGCGGAGCTGGACAAGTTCCAGGCGCGGATCATGTCGCTGGGCACTGGCAGCGGCGGGCTGGACGACGAGGCGCGCCGCCGTCTGGGTCGCGGCCCATCGCCGACGAGGCGGAACGCCCCGCGGCTTCAGGCGGAGGGCAAGAAAGGGCCGGACCCCGACGCCGACTTCCGCCGCTACCTTGACGGCCTGCAGCAGCAGGTACAGAAGACGCACGAACTGACGGCGGTGGAGAAGGTGCTGGATGACATCCGGCGCGGTTCGCTGACCGTAAACGACAAGCAGAAGGAGCAGCTGCTCGTTCTGGCGCAGACCATCGACCGTGAAAAAGAGTTGACCGAGCAACTGAAGTTGAAGCGCGAGGCATCCATTGCGGATGGCGTGGCCGTGATCAAGGCCAACGAGGCATACCAGGACCTGATGAAGCGGATGCTCGACTCCGGCCCGGCCGCGCAGCTGGAACGGCAGCGCAAGGAAATGATGATGCTCGCCGACGCCATGAAAGCCGGGGCCATCACGGCCGACCAGTTCCAGGATGCCGCTACCGGGTGGCTCGGCCTGAACAAGGCGATCAAGGAAACGGACGATGTGGCCAAGGACTTCGGGCGCAGCTTCTCCGTTGCGCTGGAGGCGGTGATCGTGCGCGGCGAGAAGCTCTCCGGCGTGCTCAAGTCGCTGGCGCTGAACGTCGCCAATATCGCACTGCACAAGGCGGTCATCAGCCCCCTGGGTGACATGGCCGGGAACTGGCTGTCCCGCCTGTTCGGCGGTCCGCGCGCCGAGGGCGGGCCCGTGTCAGCCGGAACAACCTACCTGGTCGGCGAGCGCGGGCCGGAGCTGTTCACGCCTTCGCGCGGCGGGCAGATCATCCCGAACGGTGCAGGGGGCGGCCAGACCACCGTCATCAACAACTTCACCGTCGGCGACGTGGCCAGCATGTCGAAGGTGCGCGAGGCGATCGCGGCCAGCCAGCGCGCGACCGCCGGCAGCCTGATGCGCAGCCGCCAGTACGGAGGGGCCTTCGCATGAGCGCCGTCACCTGGCCCGCGGGGCTCATCGCGCGCGGCTTTCAGATCGGGCTCATGGCGAACCAGCGCGCCCACGCCTCGCCTTTCGGCGGGTCGGAGCAGGTTGTGGACATGCTCAATGACCGCTGGCGCGTCAGTCTGGAACTTCCCCCGGCGCTGCGTGAAAACGGCGGCTTGGCGGAAGGCTTCGTCGCCAGCCTGCGGGGCATGACCAACACCGTNGCCCTGTGGCACATGGCNCGNCCNNNNCCGCGGGGGACCATGCGCGGGACGCCGGTTCTGATCGGCGCCCACGCGCAAGGCGCCGCCACGCTGGCGATCAGCACCACCACCGGCGGGGAGACCCTGAAGGCCGGAGACATGATCGGCGTCGGCGGGCTGCTGCTGATGGTGGCGCAGGATTGCGTCTCGGACGGCAGCGGCGTCATGGCCTGCCCGATCGCGAACCGCCTGCGCATCGCGCTGGACAGCGGTTCCGCCGTGACCTGGAACAAGCCGACGGCGCCATTCCGAAAGATCGGCGGGGAGGGTGTCGGCTACACCCCCGGCGTGGCCGGCGGCGTTACCCTGGAATTCGTCGAGGC